CCCCCTTGGGGGCCATCCGAGACACAGCGATGTGTTTCGACCGGCTAACGCCGGTTCTCGTTCATCACTTGAGGAGGTGTAATGAGTTCTGGAAAAATACGTATCCGTTTCCGCAGGCCAAAGCTGAAACGCTGGCAGATTAATCTTCGCAACGATCTCATGTTTCATGATGGTCGTGACGTTGACGCTCGTCCACTTGCTATTGCAGGTGTACTTGCAAACAACCTCATTCCTCGTAAGAGGAGAAGGAAGAAAGCCAGACGTCGGAAGAAGAACCGTAAAATGAAATCTCGTAAGAGCTCTTTCTTTCCACGGTTCCGAGAACGGAAGTCGAATCATCAGGTTGGCCCATTAAAGATGGGTAGCCTGACTGCATTCCACAATGGAGTCCAAGTACCGCCCCAATTGGGTGCGCCGCTTGTTACTCCAATAACTGCAATTGCGCAGTTATCCGGAACTGTTGAGAGAACTTGGGATAATTTTAACCCAGGTCCTCCCTACAGGAGTGGCGGAAACTTCACTAATATAAAGATACGTCTACCACATAATGTGGTTCAGGGTATCGGGAGATATACTACTGCTCCCGGAAACAGAAGCCCCGCGGGAAAGTTTCTCCAATACGACGGAGGATTTTCTAATCCTAAGTTCGTTGGCGATCCCACATCCATTAATACTTACTATGGATCTGGTATTTCTCCGTGGAATAATGCTCTGTTGCCCCAATTCCAGGACCTCGGCCCTAAGGCTTACAATATGTTAAAGCCTACCCCAGAGCGAGCGTCAGTTGGGCAGTTCTTAGTCGAACTGCGCGAATTGCCTCAATCGGTACGTAACTTGGAGACTACCGCTGCTGACTTCCATAAAATCTGGAAGTTTGGTGGTGGCAGTCTGTCTAAACCAAGCATGTATCCGAAAAGAGCGGCTGACGAATACCTCGCTTATCAGTTTGGGTGGAAGCCTTTCTTGAACGACCTCATGTCTTTCTTCGAGGTTGCGTTCGAAATCCGTGCGTTTCTCGACGAGGTTACTCGCCTGAATAACACATGGATTAGGCGTCGTAGGGTCGTAGACACAGACGAAAGCCAATCATTGGTGTCACGCACTGTGGATTGGAATGTGGAACCCATTGGGATCCAATATATCCAGATGACAGCGCCTATGACAGTCGGGGGGATAGGGACTTGTAATTACTTCTCGGAGCTCAGACAACGTGAAATTTACACGTGCTGGGCCGAGGGGTCGTTCAAGTTCTATCGCCCAGAGTTTGACGCGAGTCTTAAGGAATTTGATTCCTATATGAACCAGGTGCAAAGATTATTCACCTTGTTCGGGGCTCGTATAACGCCAACTCTTCTGTGGAAAGTAACACCGTGGACATGGCTCGCCGACTGGATAGCAAATGCTGGGAAAAATATAGATAATATCTCAGCAATGCTGGTCGACGGGGTTGTGTCTAAGTATATGTACCTCATGCATCACGCTGTCAAACAGTATCAGATGACTCAGGTCATTAACTTTTGGGATCGTGGTGTCGTCACCATGTCTTGGTCTCGTGATTACGAATCCAAGCAACGACGAGGACAAACTACTCCTTTTGGTTTTGATCTGAATCGTTCTTCTCTGAACGGTTCACAATGGTCAATCCTGGCTGCACTTGGTTTATCCAAGTTCGGCTGAGATTTCGATCAGTGACCTTGCTATCGTTGGTAGAGGGATCTTCCAACGAATGTCACTGTTAACATCCAATTACTCTTGGAGGTCAACTCTCATGTTTTCCGATCCACAATCTGTCACCCTTAACTCCGTTGCGCAGTCTCTTCCGAAAATTGAGGTCGGCGCCCGAAAGGGCGTTTACCGCAAGTCGGATAGCACATTGCAACTAACGATCTCGCATACACCTGCTCAGAAGCGGGTGCGTTCGATGTATCGCTTAGATCAATTTGCGGTTGTCACCGATCCGATCAGTAATGAAAATGATCAGGAATTCGCGGGTGCTTACCTCGTGATTGATAGGCCAAATTTTGGCTTTTCTCAAACACAGATTGAGCAGCTAGTCGCCTGTTTAACGGCGGCTGTGAATACCGCAGGAGTTGTTGGGAAGCTCTTTGCAGGAGAATCTTAATCCTGAAAGGAAACTTTATGGCGAAAATTACTAAACGAGACAATTCGTCTTCCAGCACAGGCGGAGGTGTTTCACCTTCTACTACGCTGAATCCATCTAGTTCACAACAAGTCATTCAGGGCGCCTTGGACATGTTATTGTTCCTTGGCGTCCAGTGGCTTCAACGAAAGATATCTAAATCTCTCGTTAAGTTGGACAAAATGGAAGACAAGTCGGTCTAGTACCCTTTCCATATGGTGTCAGATTGCTGATGCCATAATAGGCATCAGGGAAAGCATGCGAGCTCGATTGTGACCTCACCTATATAGGAGAGGCAGCATGAAAAGCGACGCAAGTGACTTAATTGAGTTAGCACGCTGCATCTATTTAGATGCTTGTGCTAAGTGTACCGCTGATGTCTCTGATTTACGTGACATAAAAACTATAGTGTCACGGGTCGAACAAGAGGGTTTGTCATTCTTGACTATAACCCTACCATCCTTTTGCCGATCACTCGAAAGAGGATTAGCTGATGGTTTTATTAGCCCCTGCAGCTTTCCTGGTTTCAGGAAAGTTGGATGTGTCCCCGCATTTTTGCGAGGTTTCATCGGCTTATTGTTCGACTTTGAGACTGGGAGAATTCACGATGATAAAGATACTACTCCTCCAAGCGCTGCTCCCGTTATCGTTGACAGCGTTCGACAAATATGTCTCGCTTTCAAGAAATTGGAGCTTGACTGCACCCCTAACAGGGTTCGGTCGACGCTTGAAGGCTTCATCGCGACTGAAAAGTCCTTTGAGATGTTCTCGTTGCCGAGAGAAGAACGTGATTATTTTATACACGTTTCTTCTGTGCTATGGGATAATATGCTGGGTACTTTACGTCCTAGCATGTTTGTACCAAGGCACGGACCCGGCGCTACCGCTGAAGGAATTTCTGGAAACAGTAAATTCCGTTGGCGTTTTTGGTACGAAAGGTTGGAGCCTTACTTCCCGGTGATCGATAACGGATATTCAATGTCCGCCTTCGATTCACCGGAGCTCCATAGCTTACTTTTCGTATCAAGCACATCCGAGTTACCCGTAAAGGTGACTCCTGTGCCGAAAACACTCAAGGGCCCACGTATCATCGCTATAGAGCCCACTTGCATGCAATATGCACAGCAGGGGATTCGAGATGCTTTATATAGCGTCATCGAATCAGACTGGATGATTGGAGGGCGGGTTAATTTCTCCGACCAATCCATCAACCAGAGCCTGGCGATGAAAGGGTCATTTGATGGTCAATTAGCAACGATTGATCTTTCTGATGCAAGTGATCGCGTTCCGCGAGATCTTGCACTAGACATGTTTCGTGGGAATCTTGATCTTCTTGATTCCATCGATGCATGCAGATCGACCCACGCAAGAATGCCAGATGGGACTGTTTATGGCCCACTTGCAAAGTTTGCGTCGATGGGTAGTGCTCTCTGCTTCCCTATAGAGGCCATGTACTTCTACACTATATGTGTAGGGTCTCTTTTAAGGACGCTGAGTCTCCCAGTGACCTATGCTAATTGTTATTTCGTTAGCAATATGGTCCATGTGTATGGTGACGACATTGTCGTTCCATCCACATATGCGGTTGCTGTTCTTGATGACCTACAAAAGTATAATTGTAAGGTCAATACTGCAAAGACTTTCGTTACCGGAAGGTTTCGAGAGTCCTGCGGAGTCGATGCCTACCAGGGTGAATTGGTTACACCCATTTACGTTGGTAAGCTTAGACCTAAGAACAGGAAGCAAGCCTCGAATTGTATCTCCTGGTGTGCGACAGCTAATCTCTTCTATAAGAAGGGCTACTGGCGCACTGCCACTTTCATGTTTAAAAACGTGGAAAGGATCTTAGGGTCTTTACCCTATGTTCCGGAGAACTCATCGGCGCTTGGCGTACACTCTTTTCTCGGATACTGTTCTGCCTCTCGGTGGAATAGTAAGTATCAACGCCTCGAAGTTAAGGCGTGGGTCCCGAGTCCGGTGTTCGTTGAAGAACGTCCACTGGAGGGTTACGCAGCTCTCCAAAAGTGCCTTATGAAGTTGGAAGGGGTTAAACCCTCTTCCACCTTTGGCCCTCTTGGCTTGCCTTCTTCGTTTGACAACCACATTAAAACCGTGGTATCTTCCGATAAAAGGCATTTAGAGCGGTCTGCACTGCACGGAGCAGTAACACTTAAACTCCGTTGGGTTCCGTCACAATAGTACGGTTTTCGTGGTATAATCCACGTGGGGGGATATCCGATCCCGGCTGTGAGAGGTTGTTCCGCACCGGGCGTTTGGCTGCCTTAATGCCATTCGCCGTTAAAATACGGGCGGACTCAGACCAGTATAAATTCTGGTCTCTCCAGTTTCGGGTTGGTCGGGCAGTGC